CCTCCTGATCCACTTTTGTATGATCTTAGTGGCTGCATCCATATCTCCGTCCTCCGGCAGATGCCAGTCATCCAGTGTCAGCGTAATCCAGATATCATTGTTACCAAAATTCCGGTTGATCAGCCTCTCCACATATTTCCGCGCATTTTTATCGTTCAGATTCCTCTGCGCCCTGGTATTATCTTTTTTGACACTCCTTCCTTCCGGAGGCACTTCATCCATGCTTTTAAACTGCGGGTATATCTCTACTTCAAACTGCTCTCCTGCCCGGATCTCCTTGAGGGCGTATATGGTTTTCTTCCTGTATGAAAGCATATTTTTAATAAACCACTCGTGTAGATCCTCCAGTTGCTTCCCGTATGCAGCTTCGTAATCATAAGGGATATACTTCATCCCTCTCTTCTTTTTCCTTTTTGCCTGTCTTCTCCGCTCCATCTGACACCGTTCCTTCTGTACCCTGTATTTGGGGTTATCGCAGACTTGTTACTATCCATTACAAGGTCGGAAAAGCCTCGAAATTCCTTTATTTTCGCGGTTTTCCCGCTGAATATGCCTTGCCCTTTTGTGTCAGATTTGGTATAATTGATATGTAATCAATCGCTTAAACTGACACCGTGATTGATGTAAGACGGCTATTCGCGGTAGCCGTCCTTTTTATGCACTAATAAAACTCAATTGCCCGCAGCTATCATCTATCCTCATATTCGGCATCCGTTCCCCTACCTTCAGATAGCTGCAGTTTTCTTCTACTAATTTCTTTGCCACGACCGGGACTACACTATTCCCGATCCGTGCCACCTGCTTACAAACCGGGTACTTATTGCCGTTGTAATCCCGGTCTATAATATAATCCTCTGGAAATCCCTGTCCTAGCTTTAATTCCTCCGGCTTTAACATCCGAAGGAAGATATCCAATAGCACATATTCGTTCCCTGTAAGCGTGATCAGCGCGAACCTGTCTTTCGCTACTATTGTATGCAGCGGCTCTTTCAGCCCCCGCCCGGTCCCGCATCCGTAATACTCTGTAATAAACTGGCTTACCCATGTACATTTCTGTGCTGTTTCTTCATCAATCCCTGCTTTCAGCAGGTCATCCCATTCCAGTGCCAGTACGGATACCGCTCCAAAGTGTCCGGGGGATGTGGTGATCGTATGTATCGGTTCTTTAAAACTCTGCCCGGTCCCACTTTTGTAAAACTTTGAGAGGAATGCCGTTACAAACCCGTATCGGTTGCTAGTGTCTATCGTCTGAACCGGCACTGTTACCGCCTGTCCGCGGACTTCTTTCCTAGTGGTTTCTGAATGGTACTGGATCAAGAGCGGACTGATCAGACAATGCTCATTCTTTGTAACAATGGTACTCATCGGTTCTGTTACTGTCCTGTTTCTGTCTTTTGTAAATCCCGTATGCCCTATCTGCATGATATAAGGAGTCACCACACCGAAGCCGTGCTTCTGTGTGATTGTCGGTATTGGCTCATGGATGCTCTGTCCCCGGAACCGATCCCCTCCATGGTTCACCTGTACGGCGAATGGCTCCGGGCAGCTAAAAACGAATTTTTCAATCCCTCTTGCTATTCTCCGCATCGTATTGTCCGCCAATGGCTTTTTACGTCCGAAAATGGATTTCCCCCAATCCTGCAGGTCAAGATATTTATAAATCGGCTCCCATGGCTGCATTCCATTCACTCCGTCTTTACTATGCGACAGCTCTGGCCAGGCAATCTCCCTGCCATCCCGCCGAAATATTGCATACCATCGTTTCCGGGTAGTAGGCGCCCCATAATCCGCTGCCACTAGCTCCCGGCTGTCAAATACATATCCGAGCGACTTCATAGCTGCTATAAATTTCTTATAATCTTCTCCCTTTCGTTCCGGTATCGGATGCCCGGAAGGATCCAATGGTCCCCACTGTTGGATCTCTTCTACGTTTTCCATAATGATCACTTCCGGAAGAATCGCTTTCGCATGTTTATATACCGCCCATGGAAGAATTCGAAGCCCCTGCTTCCTTGGTTTTCCGCCCTTTGCTTTACTATGGCTTGTACAATCCGGGCTTGCCCACATAAGAGCCACATTCCGTCCCTTTACGTATTTCTGCAGGTCAACTTTAAAAATATCCTCCGTCAGATGAAGCGTATCCGGATGATTCGTCTTATGCATTAAAATAGCATCCGGATCATGGTTGATTGCTATGTCTACCTGTCTTCCTAATGCCATCTCTATTCCTACGCTCGCCCCGCCGCCGCCAGCAAAGCAGTCTATTATCAATCCCTCTTTCACAGTATCACCTCCGCTAAATCACAATGGCTCACCTACGAGTCGCAATCACAAGTGCATCCTCACCTATATCATCATTCCTGATCCGCTTCCGTTTCATACAGATTTCAATCTGTTTATCCCTGCTGTACCCTGTTGACTCTTCCAATCTGCCCTGGATCTGCTTTATTCTTTCCATTCTTTCTTCTAAAACAGCTCTATAATATCCTACTTCCATTGTTTCGATGCGCTTATTTGCTATGTCATAATAATCTGCCAGGGCTTCAATTACGATCCTGAGTTCCCCTACACATGTTTCAATCCACTGCTCATTCATCCCCTTTGTATCCATGTAATGCCAAAAACGCTTCATCCGTTCATCGAATGTCTGGGATGGATCCACACTTTTTTCTCTCTTTTTCTTTACTTTTACAGGAGAATTATGTTCTTCTGGGAATAAATTTAACTGACCTTCCATCTCTCCCTCCTAAAATCCCGATCAATATACGTGATTATAGTTTTCCACGATAAAGATTGCGTGTTTTAAAGCCGCCTTCTCATCTGCATCCGTTACTTTTTCAAGCAAATCATATAATCTCTGTAATTCATTTTCGTTCATACAAATTTTCCCTTCTCCACTTCCTGGTCTAATCCGTCAATTCCAATTCCATCTGCCTCACCGGATCATAATTCATCCAGATCACTTCCCTTTTCTTGCTGTATGCCCGCGAATAGCATGCTGTTTCCTCTTTATGCCAGTTTCTCAGGCGGTTATTATAAAGCGCGTTATCATATCCGCTAATGATAACCGGACCTTTATGTGCAAGCGCAACATCCAGTAGCTCGACGTGCCCTGAATCATTCATTTCATACCGATACATTTTCCCGCTCCTTGAGCTTAACAAATACGGTGGATCCAGATAGATTAATACATTCCTGTAATTAAATCTTTGTATCAGGTCTACTGCAGGCATACACTCGATCTGTACACCCCTTAACCGCTCTGCCGCCTGCATGATCTTTTCCGGAATATTACACCAATCCCGTACTGTATAGGCGTATTCACGCCCCTGCACATCATTCTTCCAACCCGTTTTCTCTCCATTTGTCTTGGATCCATATCCCATATTAATCCTTATGTAAAAATTTACCGCCCTTCCAAAGCTGTCCTCCGGATCCGAAGAGCATGCATTCTCATAGACTTCCCGGGCATACGGCGTGTAATAAATCTCATGTGCTAACCTCTCCGGATCTTTCTTGATCCATTCAAATAGATTTACTACATTCCCGTCCAGATCGTTTACCGTTTCCATGTTTGATCTCGGCTTGTTGAAAAGAATAGCCCCACTCCCGAAGAACGGCTCCAGGTAACTGTGGTGATCCGGAAAGAAATCTATGATCCATCTTGCGATCCTCCACTTACTGCCCGGGTATTTCATTAATGCCTTCACTACATCCACACCCCTACCAAGCTCGGCACGTCATTGGGATCCCTCTCCATATATGCCATATGCGTATTCCTGCGGATATCCTCATTGATCTCTTCCGCCGTATCCTTGACTATAATTGTGTCTGTCGGCTTGTCCATATCAAAGACCCTCGCCACACACTTCCCCTTAAAATCTGCCGGACTTTCATACACGGCTATCACCGGGAACCGTAAGCCAGACAGGTCTACATTCTTTATACTTCCTACCCTTTTCTCCTTCACTTATCTCCCTCCACTCTAACACATTCGGTGTATCTCCTAATCCTTCTTCCATCCCCTAAAACTTTATTTGTAACTGCACTTAATTCGCACATCCCAATATCAAAAAGCTCTACATCCTTCCAACTGCACGTTTCGCACTCTTTCCTCTTTCAAGCGCTTTTTTCCAACACTCTTTCATATCCTGTTCCATCTGCTCCGAAACATGGACAATCACTTCTATGTGCGGGGAGGGAAATAACTTCAATTTCCTCATCTTTTCTTATCCGCCCTTTGCCTGCGGTTTCTCCTTTCCCTTCCGGCTAAAAAGCCGGAAGATATCTATTGATCAACTTTGGCGCCGTGATACAATGCACCCAAAGATGGCGCTATATTTTTATAATCTTTTCGTACGGTACCGCCCACATTCGTCCATCGCTTTCCCGGGTATCTACCCATACAAGGTCCGTCTGGTCGAACCTCCCGAAGCCATATACTTTCCCCTGTCCGGATGCCCTTAATTTGTCATGGACGTAAATATTGGAAAATTTCACCTGGTCACCTATCTGCAGGTCTTTTAATTTATCCATAGCTCACTTCCTGCCTACCTCAAGAACATCTTATACATGATATCCGGACGGTTTTCTTTTCTTCTCCTGTGCCTGATTCTCCGAATTGCTCTTCGGAACTCTTCTTCCAATATCTCTTTTTCTTCGTCATCCAGACCGTCAGATCTGATTTCTATCCCTTTCCTGCCATCATCCTCCCATACATGACCTGACGTATCTTTTTCTCTCTTTCTTTCGTCCTCCGTCCTCAGTTTCTCAATTACTTTGCCTATTCCCGGAAATTCGGTTTCTATTTCGATGATAAACTTCGGCTCCTTCTCGGGTTCCGGAGTCTCCCGATCCCAACATTCCTCACAGTCTATCCCGGATGAATCGCAATCCCAATACTCTTCGTAATCAAAGGAAGATGGACACATGCGCTCTGCCGGATTGCATCCTTCTTTGATTGGAAAATCTTTGTAGTATTTTTCTCTGAATGTCATACTGCTTTCCTCCTGTTCTTGTTCTGTCTCTGTCTTTTTGATGCGTACTCTTGATACACGCTTGATGCACACATCTTTTGTTTCCCTTGACTCCTTACACCACAGATGTTATATTATTTCTTGAGTGATTCATTTCGATTGTGACGCAAGTCACCGGCGTATCTATTTGCAGTAGATACGCTATTTTATTTTGTAGGTAAATCCTATCACCACAGACCTCACGATCTTAAAGACCGCTGCTACTGGGTTCATCCCTCTTGTCAGCAATCTTATGTATATAAATTTCACGATGCATGACAGGTCAATCAATGTTTCTTCTTCGTCCGTATTCATCTGTATATCTCCCCGGTATGCCATGATCAATATATTAAAACTCTCCTTCCTCCCAAATTTGTCCCAATACTTTTTCTCCATTTACAGCTTGTCCGCCCATTTACCGCCTCAGGCGGTTTCATCTTCCGGACTGCTAATCTTTCTACGCTCAAATGTTTTTCCTGTCTGATCTTCATATAGCCTGATCAGGAGATCCCACACAAATTTCTCCGTATCTTCTGTGGTCTGGATATTTGTTTCTTCGCCCATAAATAAAACCACCTCCTGTTAAATCTATGAAGCACTGGTTGTACTTGTTTCATCATTCCCTGCCAATTTGGCAGGGAATATTTATTTGGACTATCTCATAAAATAAACCATTTACCCTTTAGGCTCTAAATAAGTTATCTCAACACTTATCTGAGGAATCCTTTTTCTACAAATCGTTTGCTATTTTCTCCCAGTCTCCTTATAATCTAAGTACAGGGTACTGCCATACCCGAGTACAAAAGAAAGGAGTAAGAAATTGGCAAGATTCGAATTTGACGATTCTGTTTTAGATGATATTTCTAAGGAACTAGAGCATTTTGAAATTGATTGTCCTAAATGTGAAAATTCTTTTGAAATCTCTCTCAATAATATTGGCGAATCTGTAACTTGCCCTCATTGTGGCTTAGAAATATTTATCCAATCAGAATCATAATTCTTTTTTCAGCTCAGAGATTTCTTTCTCCAAATCTCTGAGCTCTTTAAACTTTTTCCTCATTTTTCTAAGCTTCTTCATGCTCTTTTTGTATCCTATGATTTTCACTTTTATTTTCTTTTCCAGAATCTCTCCGTGTGATTTCTCCTTCAATATTTCCTCTTCATTGTTATTAAAGTGTGTCATTTCGCACTTCCTCCTTCTATGTCAAATATTCCAGTTACCCTATCCGCTATCACTACCGGTTAAATATATTCTTAAAAAAGCATTCTAAAAGATTGCTATTCCGCGGTATGTGAATCAGATAAGGGTAAATAATTTTCTTTTTTAGACTCCAAGCTATTCCGAATAGCTTGGAGTTCTTTTCTAATCGCCACAAGTTCCTGATAAATCTTTTTCAGCACCTCACACCACCCCTTTCTACCCTGTCTTTACCGCCTTATCTCGATTAGAATCTGCACTATCTTGGCTCGCAAGCAACAATCCCGAAGCCGACACCATAAAAAATCTGTTTGCAGGCGTCATTCGCTTATACATTTCTGCCAACTTTATAATGTCTTCTGTCCTTACCTCTTCTCTTTCTTCTACTCCTTTCATTTTCTCACCTCGCTTTTGTATTGTATGTGGCTATTATATTCCACTTACAATACCATGTCAATACTTTTTGTACTGTTTGTGACATTTTCTCTTTACTTTTTTGTTACAGCATGTTATCATCGATTCAAGGAGGTGAATATATGGATACCATTAATACCCGCTTTAAGGAAGTCCGGAGGGCATGCGATAAAACCCAAGAAGAATGGGGACACATATTAGGAATAACCCGAACCGGAGTTGCTGAAATTGAACGCGGAAATCGTAATGTCACGGAGAAGCATCTAATAATGCTTTCCAATTGGCACGAGCGGAAAATAAATATAGAATGGTTGCGAACTGGAGACGGTGGACCTGATAATATGTTCCTTCATCCAGAAGAGAACGACCTGATTGCACAATCCGCCGCCTTGCTAGGAGAGAAGGATCAGCTTTTCGAAGCACTAGTTATTACATACAGCAAACTTACATCTGACAACAAGCAAGTTTTGTTAGATTTCTTCAAAGACTTTTCAGATACTTTGGCAAGAAAAAAAGAATAGCCGAAGCTATTCCTTTTTCTTACTTGTATCCGGGTAATACACTGCAAATGTGTAAACAGCAATTAAATACTCCATATCATGACTAGTCGTTATGATATCGACAATACTTTTTTTGTAATCTTCTTCATTCATATGTTTGACCTCCATTTATATGTAGAATTTACCTTACTACTTATATAGACACTTCAAAGAGCTCAAACTGACGTGATTTTAAAATTTGTCCGAGATCTCGGACACTTATTTAAAAGGAGACTCAAACAGATCAGTAATATGGACTTTTAGCCCTGCTGCCAACTGTTCCATTGTCTCCATCCTAGGACTTGATCGCCCAGATAAGATATCGGATATTGTAGATCTGGGAAGCCCTGCTATAACAGAGACTTGGCGTACTGTTAAATTCCTTTCGCACATAATTTTGCCAAGTAATATTTTCATACTATTACTTTAATGTTTTTCTCCATGTATGACTACCGGAAAATAATACCATTTCGGTTTTCATAGTTTTTTCAATGTAAGGTCGTAAAAGAAAAGAGGATACGTATGATATCTAAAAAAAATACAAATGGTAAAACTTTTAATGATTCCTCACACCGTAAATTCAAATGGTGGAAGTTTTTGATCGTATTACCGCTCATAGGTTTGGCGTTGCTGTTTCTTCCACTCATCTGGATTCCTGCACTTGTTGCAGTCGTAGTTTTTTGCATTAAAAAAGGACCTCACAAAAAAAGAAATATTTTACTATCTTCGCTCATTGTCATATTATCATTCACCGTTATGATGTCTGCTGATTATTCTCCACCGGAATTAACTGGTGTGAAAGTCGAATGGGACGATAAGGAGTATGATATTTCTGAATCTCCAGAAGTCACAATTACTCCTGTGCCAAGTACTGCCGAAATCGAAAGCCTAACACTTTCCAAAAATTCCATTGCAACCATGGACTATCGTGACGGAAAAGCTCTGATCACTTTCAAGGCAGAGGGGTCTGAAAAATTATACTTTATAGCAAATAAGAATTTTAATAGCAAATCCTATACGATAAAAGTTACAGACAAAAAAGCGGAGAAAAAAAGACTCGCCGAAAAGAAAGAGAAGGAACGTATTGCTGCTGAACAAGCTGAAGCTGAACGCATTGCTGCTGAACAGGCTGAGGCTGAACGCATTGCTGCCGAACAGGCTGAGGCTGAACGCATTGCTGCTGAACAGGCTG